CGCAGAGAAGAATCACCACTTTTATTCCCCTCTGAGACGGCACCCCCATTTCCATTTCCACTTCCGTTGCCGTTTCCGTTCCCATTACCATTCTTTTTACCATTACCATTTTTCTTGGTCTCTCCTTCTTCTTCGGAGTGACCAGTCTCTTTTCTAAGCATACCGGCAGGCCCAACTGCTCTAAATCCTTTTGGGATTGGTTTGCATTTTTTATCGGTGTAGCAGTAGTAATATCCTACTTTACACTTACCGTTCTTTTTCATGCTTGAAAGAGTTCACAAAAATATTTATAACCCAACTATTGTTAGGGGGTTAGAGAATACTGTTGCAACCCCTGTATTGGTATCATATTGAACTCTATTACTTTCATAATTAAGTTTTTTCATGTTACCAAGATCTACACTATCGCTTGCAATACCGATAGCACCACCACCAGAATTGATTTCGCTTATTAGTCTTGGCATTAGTTTGCAGTCTCTAAGACTGAAAGAAGAACTTTTAACGTGCTGTTAGCACCAGCACTTGCTTTTATTGAGTCGTTAGTTTGTAAGACTAGTTTGCCATCGAGTGGAATATATGCATCATTTACTGGGACCGTTGCATCTTTAATTATCTCAGTGGTAGTAGAACTTCTTACATGAGCCATAGTTACCGTAGTGGAATCTGCAGCAACGTTTGTAATATGTGCATATAACACAATGCCTGTATATCCAGTAGGCGCAGTGTAGATTGTCTGATCAGCAGTAGTCAGTTCAATCGTTTCTGTTTTAAATCTATTAAGTGCTAACTGTGCCATTTAACTGAGTGCTAAGATAAAGGGTGTCATTTCTGAGAAGAGACTCTTGGAGAATGCTCTTCCACTAATTGTTCCGGTGTTTTGGTTAATTTGTAAGTCATCACCGATTCTAAAGTTACCAGACTGATCTGTGCTGGTATAAATCACTTTTCCTCCATTTCGACTTACAACTTCATTTGCCTGAATACCAACACCGCCTCTTTTTGGAGTTGCTGTGGTAATATCATTACCAGAACCAATATATTCAAAGGTATGTGAACTAGCAATTATTTTACTTTGTTGGAAGAAATATGCTGTAGAGGCTACTCCAACTGTATTGATAAGATTTTCTGCAAGAGTTAATGTAGTAATTCCCGCAGTAATTGGAGTAGAACTATTTATTGTATAGTAAGTATCTGCCATCACCGCTGTTGCAGTGGCAGTTGTTCCTGAATCGGGAGCAGAGATTGTAATCGTTGCAGTTCCAGTATATTGACTTCCACTACTGATAATATCAATCTCTGTTACTACACCACCTTCAATAGTAGCAAAGGCAGTTGCAACCTCACCATTTGGTCCTGTAGGCGATGTTATTGTAACTGAAGGAGTAGAAGTATATCCACTACCACCATTAGTGATTGCAATTGACTCTACAGATTTGTAGAGTTGATCAAAATATACAACCTGTCCGTCATAAGGTCTTGTTGTTACTGCACCAACGTTAATAGTAATATTATCTTGTCCTGCAGCACCAGTTGTAGTAACTACTCCAGTAAATTGCTGAGGTCCAACTCCATCAGCAACTAAACCAAAAGTACCAAAACTACAGTTACTGTTTGCAAGATCTGCTTGTCCACCATTGTGAGCAGAAATTGCTCTGTCACAGCAAATAGTAAATACGGAAACTAGTTGAGCATATCCTTCGTTAGTAACAGCAACTCCAACCCCACCTTGATTATATTGGGTGAATGCATCAACATTCATTGATTTGGTCTTAACTGCTTTACTTCCGTCAATCAAAATACCAGTTCCAGTAGTGGTATCGCTAGTGCAGTTCTGGATATAAGGACCTTTCCATTTACCTCCACCAACATTAGTTGCCCCTGCTGATGGGAAAGCAACAGCAGCTGCTGGATGAAGATGTCCAGAGAAGGTCATGTTGGCCAATTTACATGCTTTGTTAACATGGAACAGGTCTTGTGTTGCATTGCTCGGCAAAACCTTGACGGTTCTTAAATCATCACCAACAACTGCAGTAAATGCGGGCAATACAATAGGATTATTTTCTACATAGTTGCCAGAAAGAACTTTAATTACTGTTCCTGATTGGGCAATACCAACAGCACCTGCAATGGTTAGTTTTGCATTATCAATTGATGTACCATTATTTGAATCATTACCATCCTTTGCAACATACAGAACATTTGGTGCAGAGTTAATACCTGTGGCAGCAGCATTAATAGTAACATTATCGCCCAGAATAACCTGAGAGTTGGTAATAGTGACAATACCTGTGGTAATAGTATTATTATCACCGTCAATAGTAACAGATGATTGACCAATCGTGAGAATACCTGTAATTCTTGCATCACCACGAACAAGCAAAGCAGTAGTTGCTGCGCCAGTATTTACCTCAATTCCACTTCTTGCGGTAACAATACCAATAGAATCTATGTTTCTTACATCTTCATATGTTGCAATTCCAGCAACACTTAAATTGCCCGAAAGTACGAGATTTGTTCCAACAGTATTTTCTGCTAATTGATTGGCATCTCCACCACCAACTGCAGTGCTAGCAATACCTACCCACTTAGCACCATCATAAATTAAAAGTTTTCCTGTTCCTACACCAACATCAAAAGTGACATCATCAAGATCTTTGATAAATCCAGCTCCACCACCACCAATGGTAGCAATTTGTTGCTGAATTCTATTGATGAATGTTCTGTAATGATTTTGTAGTTGATCTAAAGTTACAAACTTTTGATCTAAGGGAGTTAGAGGATCCTTTGAATTGTTTGTGGAAGGATCTCCAGGTAAGGTTGGATTGTCTTCTGTAAGTAAAGTTTTCTCATTGATTTTTGAGAATACTTCTTCAATATGTACAATGCGCTCAACTAACTGAGCATTTTTCTTTTCCAGTACATCTAATTGAAGTTTTTCTAAGACCTCTCTAACTTCTTCCTGAATATTTCCAATATACTCATTTTGTTTTTTGAGATGTTCCTCATTAATAACAATATTGACTTCTAAATCCTTTACTGTTTGAGCAATATTTTGTCCTACACCATCAATCTCAGCCTTGAGATCGGTATAGTGTTTCGTCGTATTTGTCTCTAAATTTTCTTTTAACTCTCTTACATCTTCAGTAAGAGTTTCTTCAATAAAAGAAAATCTTTTGGAAAACTTGTTGAGTTTTTTAGAATATTGCTCTAATTTTTTATCTTCATGAACTACTCTGCCAGTAAAATCTTTTTGAAGAGTATCATATCTTTTAGAGATTGATTCAATTTCTTCTTTGTATTCTTTTACAACACCTTGAAGAGACTCAACCTTGTCGAAGGTTTTCTCCTCAATGTTTTCTGAGAGTGATAAGACTTTCTTTGATAAATTATTAATTTTAGAAAGAACTTCTTCTTCAAGTTCTTTGACTTCTTCTTCTGTTTTTAATTTTGTTTCTACTAAAAGATTATTATACTTGGGTATTTCTTGCTCTGTAAAATCTTTTACTCTTTCACTCAGATTTTCAATAGTTTCTTTATATGAGTGAATCGCAGCGTTTATTTTCTCCTCAGTTTTTACTTCGGTTTCTGCAAAAAACTTTTTATACCTTGGAAGTTCTTCATCAATAAGATGATTTACAGTCTTATTGATATCTTTGGTTGTTGTTTTAAAATCTTTTTTTAGCCCAGATATAACATTCTCGTTAATTGACTGGACATCTGTTAAAGCAGTAGTAACTTCTTTGTTAACATCTACTTTAATTGAATCTAAATTATTTTCAATACTTTCTTTAAATTTTACGAATCTATCGTCTACTCTAACCTCAGATTCTGCTACTAGTTTTTTATACTTCGGTACATCAACACTAAGAAAATTATCTACAGTATTAGATAAATTTTCAAAGTTTTCATTTATTTCATCAACAGCATTGTTATTGATTGATGAAACTTTTGATTCAATTTTAGATATTGATTTCTCTACAAAAAGAAGTTGTGCCATCATGGCACTGTCTAGATCTTCTTTTTTAATTAAGTCCTTTATCTCACTCTTGATCTCATTTATTTCAATGGATACATTTTCTACCTTCTCAAGATTATTCTTAAAACTATCAAAGGTAGAAGTGAAATCTGTTAATGATTGAATATGATTTAAGTTTGATTTAAACGCATCAAATGCCTCTGAGACCTGTTCTATTCTTTCGGGAGACGCAGAAATATATTCCTCTTTAACTTCATCAAGAGGAGTCTTCTTAGTATTCCCAAAAAAGTCTGAAGGCTTCTTTAATGCCACGTCTAATATATCTCCTGTATTTTATTATTTATTGTCCTCTTTTAATCCATTTTTGAGCATTTTTGCTAGTTCTGCAGTGGACCCAACGAACAGAGCATTGTTGACTGTAGATGGCCCCTTTGCTTGTTTCTCCTCTTCTACATCCTTGAGTTTTTTCTGTAAATCTAATAATTTATCTGTTGCATCAGCAACGTTCTTAATTAATTGACCTGCAACTTCATATGCTCTAGGCATCTCACTTTCTTGAGCAAGTTCAAGGACACCATTTAACGCTTCTTGGCCTTTTTCGATTATACTATATAGATTCCCTCTAGTGTATTCATAATCCTTTTTCACATCATCTGAATTAGATTTTACAGTATCCAACTCTTTATTAACAACTTCTGCTTTCACAATGTCATCTGAGACATTAAAAGTTTCATTGAGATCGTCAAAATTTTTGGGCATCATACAAATCCACCATCAAAACCGAAGTTGTCACCATCTTCAATCAAGGCACTATCAGCACCGATAGGGCCATAAGTTGGTGTTGAAGTTTCTGTGTAGTCAATTCCCTTGACTTCCGCACCAGCAACATGCTTCTCTGCCTTTGTATTATCTCTTCCTCTATCAACAGTGAGTTTATTGCCAGTTTTTGATCTCACAAATAGTTCTTCGTCACCAATAAAGATGTACTTGTCTGCTTTAATTCCTGTTGCATCCTCAACTTGAATTGTTTTTGCAGTTGCAGTGATATCTGCTGCAAGAGTAGTAACAACGTTATCTGTGTAAGACTTAAGTGCTCTTGCTGTAGCAGAGTAAGTGATTTCTCTTCTGGTGTTTGATGTGTCTGTTCCAGTAAGATAACTGACAGTAGACCTTTTGATAATATCTTTGGATGCGGAAGAAGATGGTCCAAACAGATATGTTTTGGCGGTAAATCTTAAAGTATAAAATAAAACTCTTCTAGACGAAAAGTCTCCTTCATAATCGTCTTGCATCGTAACGCTTTCCAAGACAATTGGAACATCTCTCTTTTCTCTAATTTGATCAACCAATTCAATAGTTAAATTGTATGATGGTTGGAAATATGGTAAAATCTGTTCTACAATTTGAAGGGCATCATCATTTAATTTTGTATAGATGCTCAACTCAAACTGCATATTGTATGGAACTGGCATGAACGTTTTTTTAGTTTCCGTTCCATTATCTTTATCTTTAGCTACAAAAGTCTGTGTAGTACTAACTTTTCTGCTAGGGTCATATGTTAATCCAGTAAACTCAAATGACATCCTCGGCAAAGTAATTGCCATTGGTTTGTTGAGGTCTGGAGACTGCTCAATTCTTGCCAGAAATTTTTGTGTGGGACCATAAGCCAATGGGATTCTAATAACAGATTCCTCCTGCTGGATCTCAATAGAATTGAAAAGAGTTCCAAATCCAATGATGGTTCTTCTCAGAATTTCGTTGTAAAAATATTCAAACATGATTAAACCTTAAGTTTATTAGTCCCAACAATATTATTATTTAGGGAATGCCAAATGGGTTCTGTTCACTAAAGTCAAGGATAGAATCTGCAGCAGTTTCTATATCAAAGTTGTCTGCATAAGGATCGCTATCGACAGTCTTATCAATAACTCTTAATGTACGTGTAGCACCAGAAGTTGCTCCTGTTAACGTTTCTCCTCTAGTAAACGAACCAGAAATATTTGCAACTTCTAGAACATTAGTGCTTGTATTCCAAGATCTAACCCTTGCAGTTGTTCCACTAGAGGATCCTGTTACTGTTTCATTGAACACAAAGTTTCCAGTATTTGTTCCACTGGTTGGTGCTGCGATAGAAATCGTTGGTGCTACAGAGTATCCAACACCTGTATTTGTCAGGTAGATGTTGGTAATGGTTCCTCCTGCACTAACAACAGCAGTTGCTGCTGCTCCAACAGTTGTTACACCAGCCTTAAATACTTCGTTAGTAAACGTAATTACTGGATTAGTTATATAACCACCACCAGGGTTTGTAATCGTTACTATTCCTACAATGTCGTCTCCAATAACTGTAGTTGCAGCAGCACCAGATCCAGTTCCGTCAGTGGTACTGAATGTAACTGTAGGTGCAACCGTATAACCAGATCCTGGATTTGCAACATTAACTGCTTGTACGGATTGCAATCTGGGATTGGCATTTAAATTGCAAACATTGATTCCTCCAATCATCGTTGCAATACCAACAGCAGTTACTCCTCCAGATGGAGCAGCACCAATATTAACTGTTGGGACCATACCATAACCACCACCTCTATTGGTCACTGTAAACGACCTCACACCCCCGTCAACGAGACCTGTGACTGCGGTAGCATTAACTGCCGTTCCAACCATCGTGAGGGTCTGTGTGATGCCTTGTATGGTGCTGATACCATCATCAGTCAGTCCATCAGATTCGTCTCCAAGGAGTTCATTATCGATATCGTCAATTCCAGTATCGATAACCTCATCCTGATAGCGGAAGAGTTCACAATACAACTCATAAACATAAAGGTTTTGAAGTTGATAATATGGTTTTGCATATTCGATGTCTTTAATTTCATAAAGACGATCATCAAGTGGGAACCAAATTAAATCTCCACCCTTAGGTCTAGTTGACAGTTTTATGTTTGACTTCCCCTGAATCAAAGGAGTTATATAGTTTTCATATCTCTCTCTAGAGATAATAAGTCTTACCTCGTCTTTTGATTCAATACCAAACTTCGATAGAACATCTCCTGCTCCAGAATATGCATCATAATTATCTACATATGCCTCAATAGGTAGAGCATTATCAAATTTAGATTGAACAACTTCTCTTATGACAGTCTTTTCTGCCATATACTTTCTTGGAATGTAATAGATGTCAACACCATACATTCTCAACTGTTCGTTGATCAACTCCTGAACAAGATTTTGTTCAGATTTAGTTCCTTGAGTAAAATATGGATTTAACATCAGCCTATCATGTCAAAGGGTGGAAGTTCGTAGGTATTTGACATGACTTCTTTAATCTTATCTAATTCTTTTTCTGCATCATCATAAATTTGTCTTCCATTTAGTTCAACTCCACCAGGAAGTTTTACTCCTTGGAATTTAATTAGATTTTGTCCCCACTGTCTTTTAATAAGAGCAGTCAAATATCTCTTGACAAAAGAATCATTATATACTCTTGTATAATCATTAGGATCTAAAAGTCTGTAGCAGTCAATAACAATATAATCGTCAACTGTAACACTTCCCCAGTCAATATCAAGATACAATCTATCTTGTCTTTGATTAAATCTAATTTGTTTTTGTGTAGTCAATGCAAAATCGATATCCTCAAGATATCTCTTTGTCATTGCATAGGTTAATATTTCTGTCGATCCAAAGTAGTAAATATCGTTCAGGAATAGTTGATACTTAACACTAAACATATTATTTGTTGTAGTGTTTGATCCATCAAAGTGGAAAATCTTTGAAATTCCTATAACATGTGGTGGAATCTGTAAATAATTACTGTTTTCTTCGTAGGAGAAGGTGGTTGCAGTTCCTACGATGGTAGCATTTGCGGTGGTAGTTACGATACCGATAGGGTTACTACTAGCTCTTCCTTTACCCCTATCAATATCCTCTTGAGTAACCTTATACTTCAGGAATGTCTGGGTTACTCCGTCAAAATGTCTTTCATGAAAATACTGAAGTGCATCATCAACCAAGTCATCAATTTGCTCATCCGCAACATTGATCTCCAACACAGGAGCACCAAGTTGCCTCTTGCAATAGTTGATTAAATCTGTCCTACTTGCTGGTTGAGCCATTTATTCACTAGTTTCCTAAGAGTATTTATTCTACTATAATTTGACCTTGAACTAGTCTTACAGTTTGCAGTTCAGAATTAACATCTGCACCAGGTTTAAATTCCAAAGTTGATACAGCATCATAAAAATACCTACCTATGGATAGGTTTGATGTTTGAACATCTGTTAGAGATAATGTAATAACTCCAGAACCTGTAAAAGTAGAACTAAATGTTCCTGCAAAAGAAACATTTTCAAAATTTTGTTTGAATTTAGACGTTACTTTGCATGAAGCAAATCCAGTAAAATTAACTCCAGCACCGGTATTTTTATCAATAATAGTAAAAGACTGTTCATAATCAACTCCTTTTGGAATGATTATATCTTTTTCTATTGTATCTACATTTACTAATTGTTTTGCCATTAGATTATCCCTGTAAATGGTTCAAGCCAATCTTCAGCAGAATTTGATTCTGGATTTATTTCAATTCCAGCAGTCGAGCAGTCAGATAAAAATTTATCATATGATGCTTGAACTGTTGATAACTCCATACTACCAGAAACATCAACAAACAATCCAACTCTAGTATCAACTCCTGTTTGAAGTCCTACTATTCCAAACCAATCAGATCTATTTGCAGAATTGCCTTCATCTCTATTTACACCCTGAACTAATCTACCATCACCAAATCCACTAGCATACACTGCTTGAACTGCGTTAGTCATTAACTCTGATGTAATAGCAATGCCTGTAGAAGTTGGTTGAAGAATATAATGCTTTCTTTCAGGAAAAGATGCTCTCCATTCTTGCCACTCATTAACCGAAACTGTTGCGCCATCATTAGATTCGTCAATGACCGCAATACATTTTATGTTTTCTCCAATATCAGATTCAGTAACTCCTACGTCTACATTAATATCTCCACTAACAATTCTTGTCTTTTTTGTTGTTGATTGATTAGTTACATCTATTTCATAAGTATATCTTGGAGAGTTTTTATTAAAGTTTGTAGAAACACCAGCAGTAACTATCGCTGTAACAATTCCAGAACTTCTACCCTCCGTATTAAAACCAAGATTAATTGTATCGGTTGCTGTCAATCCTGCACCAGAATGTTTCTTTATCGATCCAGTAAATGCATATCCAGTCAAATTAATAGCAGTATCTCCAGCACCAACTACCCTAAATCCAAAAAAATTATCCGAGTATTGATTAGCATCAAAATTTACTCTTGATGTTGATCCAAGATCATCGAATTGAATTTTTTTATTGGACATTCTATTATCCTATAATTGCGATTGTTTCTTGCTGTTTATAATATAATTTTGCAAAAGACTTTGCAATATTCTTCAACATTTCATGATCATCACAACTATCTATCTCAGCCGCAATCTTTTGATATGCAAAGGATTTTTCTAAACCTTTTATCTCAATCTTATTTGGGTCCATTAATTAACTCCTTTAGTAATGACTTGATTTCATTAAGTTCACTTTTTACATTAGCAAGATCTTCTTCCATTGTCTGTACTTGTTGATTCTTTTCAGATTTTGCTTTTCTTTTGGCAACGTATTGTTCATACTCAAGTCTATTTACATTTACAATAGTATTGGTTTCAGGATCTCTGGCGAGATCCTTATGACCTTTAACAGAATAGATATCCATTTTATGCGAAAGCGATTACTCGTAAATCTTTTACTTTTGGAACAAGTACTTGACTTGTTGAAGCAAGAACGATCTTGATTCTGTAAGATCTAAACGAGGCAAGTTTATCAATTTCAAATACATGCTCTTTAAATTCAAAATCTTCATACTTAAATCCTTGTCTTGACGAAGGTTCGACAAATACATTTGTCGTTCCATTACTATCTTCTTCGTTGATAATATCACCTCTCGTATTCAAGTTAGCATAACCTGGGAATGGTATAAAGATTGGTTCAAATCCAGGGTCAGCACTTGTGGAATAGAATGCTCTAATATCACTTTCTTGATTGACATGTGCATCGAGCATGATTCTTATAGAAGAAGCAGGGCTGTCAAGGGTTATCTCTTTAGAGATGTATTGACATGCACTTGGGTCATCAAAGAGACTATTTACTCTAGGATCCGTTGCATAATTTGTAATCTCACTATTAATCCTATTTGAGAATGTTTCGAGACTGCATCTTTGAAGATCAATTTGTGGAGTTACTTTAGTATTAGTTGTTCCAAGCAGAAGTCTCATTTGAAGTGACTTATTGCCCGTTAAGGAAGCCAACTTAGCATCCTCATTTTCCTTGGAGAAAATTGCTCTAGGAGTATTGAAGTAATTATTCTGGTTAAGAGTAATATCTTCAAATCCAGCATTTACATATGGAATTTCATCTCCACTGATACTTTGAGCAGTGGTAGTTCTAACAGTTGCTGTAAGGGTGGTTCCTTCGACCGTTATATTATGAACAAGTGGTTTGATACCTTCAAATGCAATGTTTTGAGTTGCTTTTACATTTTCTCCACCAGTAGATTTGTTTCCTCCAATGAATAATTTGTTGAAAGGTGTGTTAACACTTCTATCGGCATTATTAGTGGCACCAAGAGAATCTGTATTACCATTACCATACTTTTGAGCCATATCAAGTTTGATATGATATGAATCCAAAGTAATTGGATTGGGTACAGTAGCTGCACTTAAGGTATGTGCTCTATTAACTCTTGCAAGACTTACTCCACCAAGTTCATACTTATAAACCTTAGTTCCAACTGGATATGACTTTGTAAGAACACCTCTTGTAATTCCGCCGATTGTAGTGGCAGTAGAAGAAGTATATTCTAACAGTTCTTCTCCAATCAAAAGTAAACCTGTATTGGTTGTGCCAATACCAACTCCTTCAAAACTACTGAATGCCGATGCATCTGAGACTGTTATTGGATCTGTAGATGCTTTGTCATATGCGACAGTGAGTTTTGTTGGTTTAACATCAGGTAGAACTCCAGATATTCTAACGATATTATCATCAAAGTTCATGCCATGATTCCTATGGTTTACCTTAATGTGAATACCATCAGAGACTTCAGTTATTCCACCAGTAGGAATTGTGACATCACCACCACCAGTTAGTCCATTGAGTTCTGTTGAAATACCAGCGTTATTGATAAACTTAATAGTTCCAGCAGCACCAACCGCAAAATCACCTTGAACATTATCAAGTATCAATTGTGTTGTTAATCCAATTCCTGCTACAGTAAATCTAACATTTCTACCAACACTAGCAACTCCAATATTTCCAAGAGTCAATACGTCGCCAATCTGGTATCCATTTCCTCCATCACCAGTGATTGTTGCCGCAATAGCAACTCCATTTTGAATGGTAATGTTTGCAGTTGCATTTACACCAGTTCCAGAAACAGTAACTAGATTTACATTAGAGAATCCTGCAGTTCCGTCTGCTGGTGTATAACCAATACCTGGATTTGTGATAGTTAATGTTCCAGTAGCACTTGCAGCAACTCCTACAAGATCTCCAGTTGCAGTTGGTTTTGAAGATGGACCTTGGAAGAAAGTATTTCCAAGTTCATAGTCAACATCATGAACAGTAGTTCCAAGTCCAACACGAATTTGTTTAGAAACAACATTAATTGGATTCTGTACCAGAGTAGCAATTTGCTTATTGCCTTCATCAAGTTCTGGGCTATAAAGTTCAATACTTCCAGTCGATTCAAATTCTGCTCTATAGAGAGTAAATTTGAGATCTTCCCACTGACTTGCTTCCCATGTAGATGCGTTCTGTGATTTGAACAGAGATCCAAGTGTGGGTTGGTTAGAGATGTATGTGTCGCTAACAATATCATTTTCACCAACTCTAGAAATATAAACACTATACTTTGTAGAGTTAGAAATCAAACAAATTGCATATTCAGTAGCATTTCCTTCCAGATAAACTGGTGCTTCAAATTCAATAGTTGTTGCAACTGTACCATCATCCGAAGTAATAACTTCTTCTGGATGTAAAACCACCTCAGAGAACGGCAATACATTTGGTGTTGGGAAACCATCTTTCATTGTTCTCAGTTGGAATCTAACTGGAACGTTTGAATCATCCTTTGTACGGAAGAATACATCACACTTGGTCAAGAATACACCAGGTGATTCCTGAACAAGGAATGATTGTGCAAGAGGGTCATACCATCCAACAACTCTTTCGCTTATAGTAGCCTCACCAATATTTCTGGAGGAAACAACTTCCGTATCAAGAGTTCTATTGACAAGTTCTGATTCAAATTCCTGTCTGTTTTCAATTCTTGCATTTCTAACAGAAATAATTTGTCCTTGTACAGTTTCTAGACTTCCTGAAGTTGGATATGCTTCCTCTCCAATTGTAGTGGCAGCATTTTGATCATTGTCTGGATCATTTGTCAATGTAAATGTATTCGTTCCAGTTTCAAAAGTTGGATTATCTCTATTAGATGGATCTGGAATAAAGAAACTACCACCAAGAGCAGAAGAAATGTCGGTAACAAGTCTTAAATTAGTTACAGTTGCTTCAGCACCACTAGTTTCTCCAACTAAGGTCATTCCTGTTTGAATGTGTCCAAAGAAACTTCCTTGTGGTTGATTTGCAAGAGAGAACGTGTCTACATTCAATATGGTAGATGTTGAAGAATACGCCTCTGGAATACCAATATTTCCAGTTACATATGGATTATTTGGATATGTTTCTGTTGGAGAATCATAATCACCTCTTCTATGATTAGACTGAGCAACTCTAAAGTTAATAGAAGGATTTGTATCTCTTCCTTCCTCAGATAAACCAAGATTAAGAACTCTACCCGATACAGTCTCTCCAATCTGGAATACTCCAGACTTCATTTCAATTTCAATAAGTTTGGGAACACAATACTTAGTAACATCTTTACCATCAAAGAATGCATAAATTCTCGTGGTTGGTTTTAAGTTATTTGCATAAAATTCTATATTTCTAGACCTAACAGTAGAAATTATCTCAGTACTGAGAACCTTATCTCCTGCATCAATTTCTTCAAACTCTTCAACAACCATTGTTGTTGTTCCTGTTCTGCTAGAAACTCCTGTTTCAGTTACAGTTTCAAGAGTTTCTTCGACTGTTTGTGCCCTAGATTGTTGAACCCATTGAGCAACACCAGAACCGCCATTAATCCATCCACCTCTACCAAATCTAGGTCCAAATCCAGTGTGATCTACTCTTTGTCTAGTTTCTCTAACCACACTAGTAGCGCCAGTCCAACTAGTTTCCCAAGAATTCCAAATTGTAGCGGCAAATCCAGTCTGTGGATCAACATTAAATTGTTCCTCTGCCTCTGCCATGACCTGAGCATAGTTTCCAGGAACATCGATAGTTGCAGCTTCAACTCTATTTTGAGTTACCCAGTTATCCGATGAAGGTACAAGAGAAATAGTTCCTTGCCAGAAACTAATAAGGAATGGAGTAACACTTTCAGTTCTTGTTGCAAAGGTTTGTTTTACATATTCAACCTCTGAGTATTCAAGACTGATAATATCATTTTGTTTTCTTACATTAACACCTTCAACCACAGAAGTTCTTCTATCTGCCGTTTGGTCAACATCAATTACAGGTCCAGTCATTAAATCAACCGAAGTTGTAAAATGAGATGGTCTCATCAATTTATGAGTTTGATCAATACTATTCTTTCTTGACAGGAAATAATCTTGAGTCTTAAATGATGAGAAATTATCAACAAAGAATCCTGATTTAAATCTGTTTAATCCATCACTATCTGGAACAAACATATTTGCTGTGTTTGACTCCAGCATTGACAATGAAGTATAATACTCTAGATTTCTAATTCTTTCTTCCAGTTTTTTGATATCCTTCATCTGGAATCTCTTATACTTCAGGTAGTTAATAGATACCTGCTGTACATTATGGAGATAGGGTGGATATCTAATCTCTGCAATTTCAATTGCATCATCAACTGGGTTTGGAGTTACTGGATTATCTGATGGAAGTCCAAACTTCATTTGGAATTTACCATCTTTATTTAAATACAGTCTATCAATTCTTCCTTGATAATATGAATAATCTAAGAAGATGTTTTCATTTGAAGCTAAAATATTAGGTACTGAATTTCCAACAGTATTGAAAGTTCTGCCAAGGAACTCTAGTGGAGATCTAGATCCTGTAGCAGTTGTATATTGACCAACCCTTGGTCTCAAATCAATAATATCAGTATTCATATAACCATCAACAGATTTGACCTCTGTTGAATAATTAAAATCATTGTAAGAATCTACTGTTACAATATCTCCAGTATCTGTAGTATCAAAAGAAGCACTCTTGAAATAAATTTTTATTTTCTTAGAAGGAGGTTCTACATCAGAATTTCTTGTTAAAAATCCATGATTGTAGAAAGTTTTTCTCTGTCCTGAGTTATAGGTGTAATTCGTCGAAATATCAAAAGCAGATGTATCAAGATCACTAATAACACCACCAACTTCAGTTTCTTGACCTATAATAGTTTCTCCTTCTACAAATTTAAAATTATTTTTGCTAATATATCTTATTGTTGTATTATTAACAACTTCACTAACAACTGCAGAGGCACCACTCGTTTGGCCAACAAAAAGTTCACCTAAGAGCATGTCTGTAGTAGTTGCAGTGGGTCCATTCAGTTGAACCAACTCCATTGAAGGAGATCCAAATGAGGATGGATTTGCATCTGCAGATTCATAGATACCATGAATTTCAATAATGTCTGGAGAATTCAAGGAAATAACTTTATCCTGAACTCTTGTACCAAAAGGATAATTTCCGTATGTTAAACCATCATTTATAGTTGTAGATCCAATTCCAGATGCTGGGCTAATGGATTTATCAACGATAACACTCCTAACTCTATTTTTTACTTTCTTCTTAGATTTTACTTTTCTCTTTTCTACGGTAACAGTTAATTTAGCACCAGTATCATCGTTAGAAAGATTTCTAATTTGAATCTCTCTTCCGTTGGAACTAAAAGTAAACTTATCTGCTGTCAATACTTCAATTAATCCATCAGATCTAGTTAAAGTATATCTTTCATCAGTAAATGGAAGATAGGATTCTCCCTCAGGTAATGTAAGAGTGATTAAACTAGATCCAGCAATTTGGTTAGCTGCAATATCAATAGTAAAAGTCTTTCTAATGCTAAGAGAAGCATCAGTAAGATCTACTGCCGCAATATTTTGTTTGGGGAAAGGAGTATAAAGGGTGTTATCAGAAGATATATCTAAAGCACTAGTAAGAATTTTTAACTCACCTTGTGCCATAGTGAATGTAGTAGATGGGAGTGTTCCTACTACTTCACCCTCAACAGATGCTACTGCCTCAACTGTTACGCTTGATGAGGCAACTCCTGTTACTCTAGCAACTATTGGTAAAGTCTCTGAGATACCTAAGTTTGAGAACTCAAGCAAATCATTTACTTTTAAAATACCAGGAATTCTGGGACTTACGGAAGTTATAGTTGCTACACCAGCACTTACACCAGTAATACTTGCAACATTTTCTACCGAACCACGGATTGACTGAACAACGTTTGCGCTAAAAGTATTGATACCTACGGTTGGATTTCCGTTTGTACCTCCAACAATTCCAGTATTTGAATAGACAGATTTTACATCACCAACACCATATGATGTAATACTACTAACAGTTCTATTTTCTGTAATTCTTTGAGTAGAAATTCCACTTCTAAAAATTAGAACTTCATTCTCAAGGAATTGTCCTTTTTTATCGTAAACGGTTACTGCAGTACCTGCATTTACAGAACTTCTTAAAAATCCAGTTGCTCCACTGCTATTTCCTTCAACATATACAGGAACAGTTAAATCAATTGATTGATTAAGTGTCAACTCAGTAAATGGTTGAATATCATACAGAGATATACCCCATTCATTAAGTTTGGGGAATGCGGTATCATATGATCCCGATTCTAGTTTAAAATCAAAGACCCTAGCTAGTCCAATTTCCTTTCCTGGAGCGGTTTCTGAGTTTACACCTACTCTTTGATCTCTCAAACTTAATACGAAGGTATTTCCAACACCTACACTTGGAGATCTGTAAACACTGTTAAGTCTTAAAGTTGGCCCAGTGTTATATTGAAAGAATTGATCTTCAATAGTTCTGGTTACTCTTGGTTTATCTACATCAATAAATGTTGGGGCGATTGTTTCAATCTCATATCCCTTTACATAAGCCTTACCAGGAGTTATTCTACAAAGTGCTAAATCATCAGCTACTGGAGTTCCACTAGGACTAAATTTACCAGCATCTAATAATCCTTGATTTCCTCTGTTATTGTTTAATGAGTTAATGATTGAGACATTAAAAGGTTTTACAATATAATGTCCACTTTCATCAAAAGTTCTTCTTGCAAGAACATCTGATAAATCATCATAAAATACTGCACCACCTCTTCCAGCACTTCCTCTTTTAACTTGAGAAGTTTGGAGAACACCATCAACAATTGTAGCTAACTCAATAAAATTATCATCGTTGAAATCGGTTAATGATTTCTTGAGAAGTGATAATGAAATCTTTAATCTGTCTGCTCCAGGAGCTCCATAATTATTGAATCCCTGAGAATTATCATTCAGCGACTCATCAGCATTAGAATTTACAATTTCCTCTGATACAAATAAACCTACTCTATAACTAGGAGTATTTGAATATTGGTCTAAAATTAAAGACTCTCTATTTACATTTACAAAATTTCCACGAACAAAATACACCCCAGCTTCGATTTGAAAAACAGAAGAAGTTGCTGATGATCCAGATGGTATTGTACGCGCAAAAGGAGTTCCTGGATTGATAACAGAGTTACCAAGAAGTCCTGATGCAATTACTTGATTGGAAATTAATTCTTCACCATCACTAAAGGTTTGAGTTGCATTATCTCTAGTAGAAGATCCCTTATATGCTACATACAGAGTTAAATTATCTCTCTCCGAATCTGCAGAATATAAAACATTATCAACCGTAGCAGTAACTCCAGAAGTCTGTCCAGTGATAGTTGCCCCAACTAACTGGTCAATATATGCTTCAACAGGAACACCTTGATAGGTGCTTGTTAACTGAACTGCATAATATAACTGAGAATATCCTGTATTTCCTGGAATAACTTTTGCACCTTCTTTAAAAAAGTGCTGTCCAAACTTCTCTATTTGATTCTGCAGAATAGATTGCAGAGTCGATAGTTCTCTTGCCTGAACTGGATATCCAGGTTTAAAAAGCACCTTATGGTAGTCATTCGTCGGATCAAAGTCGTCAAAATATGGTGCTACGTTTAAATTCGTTTGCTGGGGCATAATTCTTTAGAACTGCAAGATAACTTTTATGTCTTCTTTTTGATTCGACGATCTTGTGATAGATGGTCTATTATCTACGTATATAATATTTCCGGAGTGTTGTTTTACTTCTGGAGCAGCAACACCAGTAACGAAATCCATCCCAAGATAATATGTACGATTATTTATCGTCGTTTTGTTGTCGTTAAAAGTGTTGTCAATACTCAATGTAAGACCAGTTGTAGGAGTGATATTTCTGTTTCCGTTACCAGTTGGAGATCCTGTAAATGATCTAAGTTCATATCCATACGTTGGATTTGTTTGCGCTGTTCCTACGGTACTAAATCCTGCAACTCTTCTATCTTGCCACAGTTTTAAAACACCAGTAGTTTGTTCATAATTTATAACTCTACCCACTGCGGTTTGACCAGTTCCTACAGTTTGAGTAACGAAGGAATCTGCAGTAAAAGTTGCCTCACTATATCCAGTACCAACTAATTTCAAAGCAGTTACAGCACTTGCCTTGTCAGATGTTAAAATATTACTTGAAGTTGGAGATTCTGGGTTTTGTACGATTCCTATTCTTGAAAATTGATTTCCCGTGATAAAATCTGGATTTTCATTATCGTTTTCAATTCTTGAATACATCAATACACTATATGCACCCAATTCTCTATAAATGTCTGCTCCATGGCCTCCCTGTGGAGTAACGATAACATCAAAAGTTGGTCTAGTAGTTCCTGTTGGAACGCCACCTGCAACAAGATCAACATTTCCAAAAGTATAACCAGATCCCTGAGCAGATATAGTTACTTCTCCAATTTTACTATCACCGTCAATAGTGACAGTACATTCTGCACCAATACCATCTCCAGAAATGGGAACTCTAGTATATGTTTGATTTGCTGTTCCTAAACCAACTCCACGATTTGTGGTGGTTACAATTTTAATAGATCCATCTACTGCATTATCTCTTACAGCAGCAGTATCGTTAGAAGTGCTCCAATCTGTGGGCACTGGCATAAAATCAGTTGATTCAAATTTTACAATGTCTGCGGGTTTGATAGTATAGAGATATTTCCAGATATATCCATCCCCACTAGTTCCTGCTGATCTTGGTTCTAAATCAACAAAAGTTGGTTCGTCAAGAGAGGGTCTACCTAAAGTATTTTCTGGATCTGTTCCGTTTTGTAAGCAAATATAAACTCTATAGTCACTATTTAATATGTAAAAGTTTGAATTATATAGATTGGTAGAACCAGAAACAGGAGCTGTATTTGATCTGCTGTAGTCATGACGATACATGTCATAAGTTGTTCCAGAAGACCAAATTCTCTTTGGAATGACTTGCCTTACATCATCAGTGTTAATTTTCTTCAATGCGATCATTGTATTCCAATAATCATTCTCCTGATCGAAATTATCTTTCGGTGCAGGAGGTGAATCATTCCAACTAGAAGAATAATCGTTTGAGTTTGGTAACCCGATGAAAGAATAATAGGAATTACTAGCATTAGCAATTCCCGCAACAAAATTCTTTGCGTTTAATATTCTTACTTGGTCAGTAATTATCGCTGCCATTTTATTAGGACTTTTTTGTTATTTATTAAGGATAAAGATCACTTTTTCTGAACATCTACTGCCAGACCACCTGATTGTATACCAACACCATCACTTATCCTATTCACAAATAAATCAGCATGGGTAGTAAATCTACTAACACCAATACCAATAGCTGTGGTTACTGGTACATGATCATTCATAGTGGCATTAATGACATAATCGGTGGAGTTATTATAGTTACTAGCAAATGTAATTCTATATTGACCAGCAGCAACACGACTTGCAGTCACTCCTGTGTCTCCCGTCCAAGTTGCAGTAGTCGTTCCAAGTGCAACTTCACCTTGATAACTACCTGGGAGTACATATGTTGTTCCAGCAGTACCAGTAATTGGTAATGCAGTTGTTGGTGGGGTGAAATTAGATGTGTATCTCTCAACAGTAGATATTCTTATATCATCGATGAATCCATCCATGTAAAGAGTATCAGTACTGGTTAATTTAGCTTTTCCAAAAGTAAGTTCATAACTATTTTGGAATGCTGGTATATCATTATCAACAACTTGATTTGAAACAGTACCAGTACTCTCAACACCATTTACAAAGAGGTGAAGTGCTCCAGTTGTTGCGTTCCTAGTAAGAGCAATATGACACCATACACCATCAAGGATGCCGGTGTTGTATGCTCCTAAGTAAGTTCCATTGGTGTTTTGTGAATAAGAATGAGTAGAGGATTGGTTATTCCACCATCTAAAATCAAGAGCGCCGTTTAAATAGTCTACAGCAAGTCCAAAAGTGAAATCATGCTGGTATGTGTGAAAAACTAATGGTGTTGCATTTATTCCTGATCCAGTGGGATTTCCATCCAGATAGAACCAACCTTCTATAGTCCATTCACCTGTAAAATCATATTCACTTCTCTTTGAATACAACAAACCTCCATTGTTTGGATATCCAATTCTTGCTGATTTTGTACCAATCTTAACTGGTGATGTAACCAAATCAACATTATTAGTACCAGAATAAATTGTTTGTCCAAATCTTTGATCCGTCAATGAAGTATCAAAGTCATTTCTAAAAATAGTATTATCCCATTCAGTATCTTCAGGTACTGATACTGGTGTTCCAGAAGAAAGGACAAACTCTCTCCAGAAAGTTCCATCATAGAAAAATGGAGCTCCGCCAATCAACTTAATATCACCAGTAGTTCCTGAAGTTCCAGCAATTGTTGCGTTATTTTTGGAGATACGAAGACGATGAGAATCAAACTCAGTAGCAGTTACAATACCAGTATTACCCTGAATAGTAACACCAGCTCCAACAACTACCTCATTTGTAGTTCCGTTAATAGTGACTGATGATTGTCCAACTGTAAGGATACCAGAGACACGTGCATCACCATAAACAGAAACACCATATCCAGTGGTTTCAAATTTCTTGGAGTTATTGTGATAAAGATCAACTGAACCATTTAAATTTGCAACAAGAGAATCTTTATTGTAAGTTCTGATGGTGACGTTACCACTAGTACCACCAGTCAGATAAAAGTTTCCAGTATTATTGACAACATAACCATGAACTGCAGTATGATATAATTGTAAATCATTATTATTACCAAAATTCATTGTATCATTATTACCCAGGAAAACAGTATTTCCAAAGGTAACATTACCTATGAATGTAGAAACACCAGAAACATATATCTGTTGAGTATCAGTTGTTCCAAATACGGTTACACCAGTACCAAGGGTTTCAAACTTCTTCGCAGTATTATGGAAAAGTTCAACACCAGCATCAACAGTAAAGAGTGCAATGTCATTTGCACCACCAGAGTACTTACCAATCTTAATTACACTTCCACTTTGCTGTGAAAGAATTTCAACGTTTCCACCATTCTGTCCACTAATTAATTGACTCTTTCCTACAGTATTTCTGATTGAGAACTTATCAATGGTGTTACCAAACATTGCGTAAACACCAGCATCAATGAAGATATTGCCAGAGAATTGAGCAGCAAAGGTAGCTGCATAACCAACGAATGTACTTACGCCAGTATAAACTTCTAAGGAGTTTGTTCTTACATCACTAGTGTCAATTCCACTTCCACCACCACCTGTTTGATCAGCAACCCATGCATAGTCACTGCCAGTCCAACTTAAAATTTGATTGGTAGTTGCAGACCCTACGTTTAAATGTGTATCAACGTCACTATTAGTATAAGGAGTACCACCTCCAGCAATGGTGATAGTTTTAGTTGCTCCAGTTCCACTTGCAGCAACTGCACTACCTACAAAGTTCAATGTAGTGGCAGTTGTTGGTAATGTACTACCCTCATCTTGAACTATAACACCACTACTGCCACCTCCTCCAGTGATAAGGAGTGTAGCAATACCAGAATTAACAGTAACTGCCGAAATCCCAGGTCCACGAAAGTCAAGGATAGTAGCGCCAGTTCCAGCAGAACCACCTACGGTATTGATACCAACACCACCTTCAGTAAAGGTTAAATTGTTACCATCTCCAAAATAAGTATAAATTTCGGAGAAGTTATCATTAACCTTTGCAGCACCAGCTCTTAAGGTATCGCCTGTTCCATCGTTGGGTAATGTACCCGTCCCTATTCCCTGTCTTGCCATTATTCTTTGGGTTTAAAAATATTTATATTGAATGGGTATTGTTTTTGAATCTAAGGTATCTTGTTCTAGATATTGAATCTGAAGTTGATAATCCAGAGAATCCGTTCAAAGTCCTTGCTTCATGCGATAGTTGTTTATCTCTAGCATCAAGTATAAGTTTACCCCAACTAAATTCAGCGAAGTAATTTGATGTAGATATTCCACCAGCAAAAGTCAATATACCAGAATCATCAAAAGTAAAGTTTGTAGAATCAAAGAATTCTGTAGTTGAACTAAAACCAATGGTCGATACTCCAGTAACTCCAGAATTTATTCTTACAACATTGGTAGATATTCCACCAATACTTCTAGAAACTATCTGTACAGATTTTACTTGGAATACTGAATCAATGTATGATGTTGTAATTCCTATTATGTTATTGGAGGTATCAAAAGATGTGAGAGGTGATCCAGTTGCCCCAATAGAGACATTAGAATTAAATATGGTAAAGTAATCTCCAGTAGATATTCCACTCAATGTTGTTGCAGAACCAACCAAATCGGTGTTTCTCAATACAGAATCATATGGGATGTGGAATTCTAAGATAAGTTCATTTATTGATCCAATCGATGTTGTTCCAAATCCAACAACAACACCAGAATCTCCAGAATAAGAGAAGACCTTGCAGGTTTCTGTTTCTTGTGTTGGAGGAGCGATAAGAACACTTGGTGGAGTTGATGTGGTATATCCAGCACCTGGATTGCTGATTGCTACTCCAGTTACAACTCCACCACTAACAATAGCGGTAGCAGTTGCTCTCGTAGATCCTATACCAATACTCACTTCAGGAGTTGTTGAATAACCAACCCCTCCAGTAGAAATAACTGCAGAAGATATAGTTCCCGCAGCAGAAACTACAGCAGTTGCTGCAGCCGCAACAGTTACTTTAGATGAAATAAATGTTATTTGTTTCTGTACAGCATTTCTAAATGAAGCATCTTGAGATTCACTTTCAAGATTAAACAGAGGTCTTAATCTATCAACATAAATGACGGTAGATCCAATACCAACAGATTTAATTATATTTGCAGATGGAGTAATCACTGGTTCATAAATTTCCCTATCTTTACCAACTTCTTGACCATTAATAATCTTGTCTTGGGTCTGTCTGCACCATGTAATAGGTCTTTCTAAATTTGTATCCCTAGTATTGCCCGGTCCATAATATGGAAGAGTCTTTGCAGAATCTATTGAAGTAACTGTGCTTATTGTTCTTGCATTTTCTTGCAAATAAGACTTTTGACCTCTATCTTGATCATAATTTAGTGTTACTTCATCACCATACTTGATCGTTTCAATAACCTCTCTATCAATAACATCAAGATTGTCTCCACTTCCCTTATAGAATACAATCTTAATATCATCACCAACCTTTGGTGCTTCCTTAAACGTTACTAAAGAACCTCCTTCAAATTCATATGAAACTTTGGGTTTTTGTAATATATTATTTACAAAAATGAGAAGAAGGTGATCTAATTCGATCTTAGATCCCTTAGACTTCATAATTGCAATGTTTTGTCCAGCTCTAACTAATGGGAAGTCTGTTCTTGTTCCATCAATAAAGGAATTGACATTATCCAAAGTCTCAAGAACACCAACAGACCATCCGGTAAACTCATCTCTAATTACTTTTTCAATTTGAATTTGGAACTCGGTTGAACCAAAGGACGATGTTGTTGGAATTCCAGTAAGGTTTCCAGTAGGAATAGTTAAAATTTCACCATCACCATAACCGTATCCAGTATTCGTCAAGTTGAAATCAATAATACTAGATCCTTGACCAACTACAATATCAATAGATGCACCAGTTCCTATTCCTGAAGAGAAAGAACTGTACTGAAGAGGAATTGATGAATAAGAGCGTGGAGAATCAAAAACGACAAATGGTGGATTGGATGTAGTATATCCAGATCCAGGATTAGTAATAGTTACTCCCGTAATATTACCATTAACAATAGATGCGGTTCCTATTGCGACCAGATTTGAACCTACCACTGATGTAGTTCCAACACTAACATTCACAACCGTTTGGATTCCCACTCTATATCCAGAGCCAGAGTTGCCGATTGAAATCGCTGAGATTGTTCCTCCTGCAGATACTGTAGCAGTTCCTCCAGCAGCAACGAGAGGTTGATATCCAAATCCTTCACTAGATCCAACAGAAACGATCATTCCTCCTCTTGGGAAACTAGAAACACCAACATCTCTCCCCATTGATTCGAGGAAGGCTGACTGGGTTGTTCTACCAGTACCAACAAAGGTGATTGAAGTAACTCCAACACTTTCCTCAAGTTCATAATTATCATTAAGACCAGAAGTTTGGAAGATATCATTAATAAGAATAATTGCACCTTCATTTGAAATTCCAGCAACATTAGTTCCCTGATTAGTGAGGGTAAATGTATTTGCTATTCCGGTAAAGTTCTGAGAAACATCATCAAAAACATAGTTTTTATAATAAGTCTCATTAGAAGTATTTTGAGCAGCACTTCTAAGGAATGATCTACCTTGGAAAGTTGAACTCGTTGATATTCCTTGATAATCTCTTTGATCTGGTGGATTTGTTGATGTGCCCAGTGGAGTATTTCCATATGGAGCTTCAACAAAGTTAAGTGTATTATCGACAATATTATAATTACCAACTACCTTAGTAACTAATGCACCTGTTGCTATTCCACTTAATGATGTTCCCATCCACGATCTACGAACTCTCATATGATTTGTAGATCCAATACCAACACCCTCTATAAGCATTATCTCATTGCCAATCTTAACAAGATCTCCACCGAAGAAAGAAGTTATTCCGGTAAACTTGATAATATCGTCAGTGCTCAATGCCTCATCAAGTAAAGTAGTCGTAACCGAAGTCGATACAATTGGGGATTGAATTAAGTTATCAAGAGCAACCAGAACTTTTGGATTTTGATTTACAGAAACAAATCTATGAGAAGTTCCAATTCCAACACTGCTTATATCAATGACTTGTGGTGTGGGTAATAATGAATTTTGTGGGCTTGATGCGAGTTGAATTTCATTATCATTTACCTTAACTGCAAAGAATCCTCTTTCAGGAAGTTTTGTTGTCGTTACACCGGATGATGGGAATGTTGTAGATGTAATTGAAATAGCCTGTGTCGATCCAATACCAGCATGAACATATCTCAGTTCTTCTCCTGTTACGAAGAAGTGATTTGGCAGTTTAATAGTGTTTGCATTTATATTAACAATACTACTATCATTACCTAAGAAATTTCTTTCAAAGATAGGATCATTCTTGTGGGTAAGTGCAAATGATCTCTTGATATCTCTATCAGTACCAGTGTATTCTGCAAATCCAGTTTCTATAGATCCGTTAACAAGAGAAATGATATCTTTAGTATCATCTTCCAACCTCAACGCATTCATAAAGACATGAACTTTAGTGTCAATACCAGATATTGGAGTATAAAGGAGTTCTGTTGTCGCTGCAGTGCCAACTACATTGATTCTGCTGCCAAAAGTACCTAAACCAATATGAGTTTCAACATTTCCGTATTCGGTATCATAGGTATTGTAAGTTGCGACACTTTCTACATGATCATCAACAACAACGTATTCTAAGAATTCATATCTATTGTTTGTAGTGTCATGAACTTGAACTAAGAAATGTGCTGCATCATATCTGTCGGTACTTGCTGAAATGTGACTTGGATAAGATCCAATGACATTTTCTACAGGAGAACTAGAGGAAGCAATACCAGTAGTCTTGGATTCCAGTCTAGCATGTTTCATATCAGCGAATGTTGTTCCACTTGACATAGAAGACAATCCAACAACTATTGTATTGACAACCGCTGTGGCTCCAATTCCTGCAGGGTTGAAATCAAGTTTTAATTGTCCGCCAGAGAGATATGCAGTATAAGTTCCAAATCCTGTGGCAGGATAACCGCCAAGGTTTGTTGTTAACTTACCAAACTCTAAGATAGAAACATTAGTTCCATCATGAACGATATTTAATTCTTGTGCTTCAAATTCATTTACATTGAACGTAGATGTAGCTCCATAAGAAACGTTTGCTACATCTGGGGCGATAGTAACAAGAACTTTTGCGGAGTGGTAGGTATCACCAATACTTACAATTGTTGTTGATATTCCAGAATTTACAACTACACTACCCGAGTCTACTACAGATCCACCAACAACGGTGCTTCCAGTGCTCAAGAAATTATCATTTAAATTATATGAAATTGCTGTAATGTCATAGTCATTAACAGAAGACTTAGTTGGGTAGAATTGAAGTTGACCTTCATTTCCAGCAATAGCAAAATCAAAAGATCCTTGATCATAGACACTCTCAACTCTTGCATATTGATTGATATATGCAAAAGAATCATCATGAATTAAATCGACGATCATGAGTTGTCTTTCTTGCGTGAATCTAGAATCCCTTACATAAGTAATGTATTTTCTGGTACGGAAATCAGCAAGTGGAAATGTATTGACAACAGTGAATGCTGTTGATCTAGGGTTACTATTAAATTGAGGACTTATGTCATCAATAGAAAGAACACGGTTTCCTAAGGATTCGGTAAAGTCGGATAAGATTCTATTTCCAAAAATAATTTTATCCGATAAAACACCACTTTCAAGATCGAAGTTTAAATTATTTTCTCTAGCAATATCATAATCAAATACGCAATTTGTATCAACAAATCCGTCAAGATCTTGTACAATAGAAAGATCCGTTGTTTCTGTTGAAAGTCCAACAACAAGAGCCTGATTATTTGTAGATTCTACTTGCAGATCTGCAAATTTCTTATATCCAATTGTGTGATTTGTGCTTGATACAACATCATTCCAAGTATCAAAAGGAATTTTTGATTTTAAGGAATAAGCAAAGTTTTGATAATAGAAACTATCCTGCAGTCTTTGTAGATCACTGTTTAATACTCCAGAGTAAGATTGAATTCCATCAAAAATTTCTGTAGAAGGACCAACTTCAAAATAACACTCATAATTTGTTATAGTCGAAGCAATACCAGCTAACTCTGAGGTCAATCCACGTAATTTATCATTAACTTTGAAATCGTCAGTTGATAAAACTCTTAAAGTCTTAGTTCCTCTATCCCAACTTTGAACCGTTCCTTCTTTACCATTTGAGGTTACTTTTTCTCCAGGCAAGTAATTACCAACTTCTAATATTGGTTCAAATACTGGGAAGAATTTTTCTGGAACGATCATTCCAGAGGAATTTATATCATCGTAAATTCCTGGAACTTCTCCATAGTTTAAGTCATTTGTTAAATTATAAGTTACGCTACCAATTCCGCCAATATTTGGAGTAACAGATTTCAGTGTGAATAACTTATATCCATAATCTTTTGAGTTAAATCCTTTTCCAGTGGATCCAACGCCAACACTGACGTTTTCAACCATAACCTTGTCATTTACTGCAAACGGGAAATCGCTAGCTGTTGAGAATCCAACTGACAGCGTTACTACCACATCTTTAGTAACCGTATTGAATCCAACAGTACTAATTCCAACTCCATTACTATTTCTAGTTGGAAGTATTGTTGGGACTGAGTTGTTAATACCATCAGTATTGCTAAAGATAGTTACTTCAGTATCGCCAAGATTATAACCAATATCTAGATCGTTTATTAAACTTCCAGTCTTTCCATCAAATGCAAGTAACTTAGGTGCAGAACTATAACCTCTTCCAGCAGAATTTATTCCAATAATTCCTACTTTTGCAAAAGCATCTACCTTTATAATTTGTGGCAAAATTGCGCTTGGTTTCAGTGTGTTATCTGTTGGGAAATCATATCCAATATCATTGAGTTTTACTTTCTCAATATTACCAACATTAGAACTGACAGCAAATAGGTCTGCTTTAACTCCATCAATAGAATCAATTGATGTTATTTCTGGAAGAATATCATAATTTTTTCCGCTGCTAGTTACATCAACCTTTGCAATTGGACCGTCAGTATGAGTACAGTCTGTCGTATATGTAATTGAGGACGATGTTGAAACATAAGAATTTCTTTCAGGGACCTCTGTTAAGTGATAGTCAAATGAATTTGTTCTAGCAATTGCAACTGTTCTATTTCCACTGAAAATGCTAGTTCTTGATTGAAGTTGATTATAACCAACAACTTCTGTATCAATTGAAACTTCTATTTGATCTGTAGAAAGGTCATTGTCCGTAATAGGGTCTAATCTATAAAATAGGGTTTCTGGAGTAGTATTCCCAATAGATACAGTTACCTTTGCATCAGTGCTTATTCCGGGAGTTCCTTGTCTTATTACATTAAAGGTACGATCACTTCCATCACTTTCCCATTTTGAAGTATAAGAACTATCAGTATAGAAGTTTAATTTAAACGCAGAATAATTTGTTGACTGTTTAGTATATGAGAGTGTAGAGTCTGTTAAATCAAACACTACAGTAGAACTTCTGTATGCTGAAATTGGAGGATTAATTAACCCAAACTCTCCAGAAGAAGCAGATGTAATTGAAATCGTTGTTGGTTTTAATGCAACGGATTCATAATGAGTATTAGATAATTTAAAATTATTGACATCAACTTTTGACACATAGTAAATCTTATCATTTTCTAATCCACCACTAGGAGTAGTTGATGAGTGAATAACTTTATCACCACTAGAATATCCATGATCTGTAATAGTAAATGTATTGGTAGTAGTATTAATTCCAGACGAAGCAAAAGTGTTAATACCTACTAAAATTCTTCTGTTTGATTGATTGTATTTTACTACATGCGTGCTTGCAACGGATGGATTTACATCAACATAGACCACATGGCCTACAGTTACTCCGTGATTCTCTTTAGTTGTAACAGTAACAACTCTCTTAGTCACATCTCCAATTATATTAGAATAGTTTGTAGTAAAACTATGAGTTGTACCAGCACCAACTCCTGTAAAGAACAAAGTTTTTGATGTATTTCCAATACCTACAAATTCACCTGTGGTTCCTAAACCAACTCTTTGAGTAGCAACTCCAATCAAATCATTTGAGATCTTAGCAACAAAGAGTGTTTGACCTTCACTTAAAGTTTTAGCTGCTCCAATGCTTGTATATTCGTTATATACTATTCCCTGTCCACCATTAGTAGAATATGTTAAACTATCTCCTGTATTCAAATTATGATTTTTAATGAAGATTGACTTTGTAGGAATAAAGACCTGAGTTGCACCAGCTCCTGGATATGAGAATGTTATAGTGGTGCCAATACCAACACCAGACCCAGTTCCAAGTCCAATAGATTCTATTGGACTAAAGTAGATTTCTTTATTTCTCTTAAAGTCATACGTAGTTTTAAACCCAGAATTTATAGTAAATCTTCTGGATATTTCAGTTATAGTTGATCCAATTGCATGAGTTCCTCCAATGGTTCCATCCACTGCTCTCAAAACTCTAAGTCTGGAGTTAAGTGGATCTATATTTAAAACCTTTACTCTTTCAGTTCCTATTCCTAAGATATCATTTGGAACGATTGAAGACCCAGTTAAATCGCCACCTCTAACTTCAAAGAAAGTTACCAGTCCAGTGACAGAGGTTGTTCCAACAGCAACTCCTGTAGTTCCAGTTCCAACTACCCTAAATGATTCACTACTTACACCAATTTTGTAAGAACCTTCAATTTTAGATGAAGTTGTAGACAAACCAGATAAATTAACAATATCTAAATCATCAAAACCATGAGGTGTGGAAGATTCTACAATATAATTTCCTTTTTCGGGTGATGGAATAATTGTAGAGTTAGACTTTATATTTTCATTTGATACAATAGAAGTTACTTGGCGACCTTTCAATAAAGAAACCTTTCCAGCCGCACCGAAACCAGTTGTGCCGGCATCAGAGAAGTTTACTAAATCTCCAACTTTATAAGATTCTCCTGCACTCTTAATTTCTATTCCTTCAACAGTTCCTCTTCTGGTAGAAATAATTTTACCAGTTTGTTTTAGTTCATTTGGAGTATAGATGTAAGGATACTCTACATCATCTGTTAAATTATATGGGAAAGTATTTCTACACCAATCTGTGTTATTAATATCATACTCATCTTGGTTTGAACTATTTTCAAAATTAAACTGTTGTACTTTAGACTGATACTTATCGCCAATTAAATATGGGAACTGAGGTAACTTATAACCTTGGAAAGATCCAGCAGACTCAGTGTTACCTGGATTTAATGTTGCAAAATATGCATATGTTCCATTTGGATATTCTGGAGTTATACAGAATCTTCCATTATTTCTATCTAAGAAACTATCATCATTATTTTCATAGTAAGAATAATCTTCAACAAAAAATCCTAAAGGATATATTGAAGTTGGTGGTCCATTTACTCGTTGAGAATTCAACTTATAACTAGACTTCATTAAGGTGACAATACCACCATCAACATTGCTATATCCATATGGTCCATAAATTGGATTTCCATCATATGCCCAACCAATAATTGGTGAGTGATCAGTAAACTCTGTTTCTTCTGAATTTACAATTTTTAGATCTGGAGATCCATATAAGATTTCACCACCCTCTCCAACTGAGAACATAATCTCCCTAAGTTTCCTGGGAGCATACATGTGATAACACTGAAGACCATATTTCTCACTTGACGATAGTGATAAGACTACATCATCGTCTTTAATTTGTTTATTTTGATATAATTTTTCAAATAAGTTAAATCTCCAGGTTTTGAGAACTGGATTAAAGTCTGCTCTTGTTTCTGTTGCAATTACGTCAATAGTTGTGGTTTCTTGAGAATATCCAATCCCAGATTCTATCACCAAAACTTCGGATAACTGTCCATTTTTAAATATTGGAGTTAAGACGCAACCAATACCAGGACCATTTATTACTAAATCTGGAGTCGAAGTGTAGTTTGATCCAATGTTTTCTATAACTACCTCAACAATTCTTCCATCTGCAGTAACAATTGGTTTTACCTGTGCATTCTTTCCTGAAACTACAGAAACTGCAGGTCTTCTGTTAAAGTTAATGATTTCATTATTACCATATCCAACACCTTTGTTTTCTAAGTGAACGGAGGTAACACTTCCTCTAACAATTGGTTGAACTTTTGCATTAAATGTCTCAGTTCCAACAGAAGAAATTCCAATAGCTCCTTTTACTTCTACTGAGATTGGTCTGTAATTAAAGTAATGATTGTTTGATCCTTTTGAAACTAAATCAATATATTGGTTTGTTGAATAATAAAATTCTCTTCCTTGCGATATTGTTCCAATCTCAGATAATTTGAAAGTATCTATATCTAATTTTGTTACATAATAATCCCTACCATCGATAAGACCACCGATAGTATTTCCGGTTCCAACTGAATATCGTATAATTTCTCCAGAGTTATAGTCATGATTTTTAATTGTTATCGTATCCAGAGATGTGTTTATACCGCTGACAGAAACTGATCTCTTTTTATTTTCATACCCTGTACCTCTATCAATAATATTAATAGAATCAATAATTGATTTTTTAGAAACACATTGCAAATTATGTTTGCCAACTCCATGGAAAGATAACGTAACTGTGTTAATTCCAACTACAGCATCTGCTAAACTATTATGAAGCTTGACCGTTGTTGGATTTGTAATAGAAGCATAATATATTGCGTCTGTCGATAATCCTCCAACGCCTTGCTGAGAATTTGTTCTGTAAACAACTTGTTCCCCAACTCTAAATTTATGATAAGTTGAAAAACCAATTGTAGAAAGAGTTGATCCTAACCCAACTCTTGCAGAAGCTGGATCTGAGAAAAATTCTACAGAGTGATCAATCAACTTCATAGAAGCTTGTGCTCTTGCATTTTTGCCGTTAGCACCAGTTATAGAAACAGTTGGTGTTTCAATATAATCAAATCCTCTGTCAAGTAATCTAATTTCCCTTAAACTACCACTTACTGCTAAGAATCCAGTAGCTCCAGTGCCTACTGTAGAGGTTGTACCTAATGCTACAGATGCAGTTCCATCAACATCTTCTATTTTTAAAGATGGGGGATTAACAACATCAAAACTATCACCAGGAGCAGTAACTTCAATATCTTCAATACTACCATGATAAATTAAATCATTTGACTTATAGTTTAAAATTTCTACACCATTAACAAGTACCCCAGTTGATCCAGGATTTGTTTTTGTTGGAGAATTTGTTTCTGTTGGAATAGCAAGTTCTCTATAAAGTTTTTGTGGTTCTAAAAACTTTAAATAATTTTTAAACGGTTCAATTTTATTATTTTTAACAGTAGGTGAACCTTCTAAAACAATAAATTTTGCAAAATATAAATTTGCTAAGGATTTTGCTAATTGAATATTATTATCATCAACTCTTTTTACAAAATATAAACCCTGCCCACCAGTAGTGCCAGTGAACAAAGAAGATTTAATAGATGTTGAGGTGGTAGTACCTCCATCAAGGCTGAGTGTGGTTGTTGATACCTCTGGAGTATAATAAACTGCCTCTCCCGTATAAAAACCATGATTATTAATTTTAAACGTAGATCCTGTAAAGGTTCCGCTAAAAGTTACTTCTTTTTTGCCAGTAACTATTGGTTGAACTGCATATGATGGTAAAGAATTAGATGCGACTAAAAGTGAACTTGAATATTTTTTCTTATATACATTTTGTACATTTGCTTGAAACTTTTGTAAAAAAGGAAAAGCAAGAGAATTTACTTTATTAATTTTCTTTTTAATGTAATATTTTCCACCAGTGTTGATAGTACCTGGGGTTTTGATTGTTATTACTCTTGAAGAAATAATATCAGATACATCAGCATCATCTGTTGATGCTCCAGTCATAGATTTAATTTCTAACTTATCTCCATTTTTTAGATAATGATCTGCTTTTAAAGTTAGTTTATAAGTTTTTGGTGAAGTTGTACTAATAAGTTCTATCTTATCAATGGTATATTGAACTGGATTACTATAAACCCAATTTTTAAATTTGTGGTTTTCATTTCTTACACCGAGAGATTTTACCATAAAGGTATCATCTGCTTTGAAATCATACGCACTTTCTGGTTTTGAAAATCCAGTTAATATAGATCCAACTCTTACTTCTACATCTTCAAAGGGAGCAACGGGATCTGGATTTGGTTTAACATATAAAAAACTACTGATACCTACACTATCACCATCAACAATCTCTTCTTCAATATTAGAGCATCCTAGGAACTGTGTTAAAGTTTTGGATGTATATGAAACAATACCACTTTGTACAGAAATACCATTTGGATACTTGACATAAAGATTTCCAGAAGTTTCAAATCCAACAGTTGAATCTACGTCAATAAAAGTTGATCCTGCGGATACATTGCCAATTACATGAGTTTTTGGAGAAACTTTAAAGTCTCCATATGTAGCTCCAAAAACTCTAACATCTCTATTATATCCACCATCAAACGAAAGTCTGTAATAGGTTTTTCCTGCTCCAACCTTAATCTCTTCTACATTGTAAATTGGAGTATATGCTTTTGATGGATAATCTTGGAAAATAGTTTGTAATTCTAATTTTTTTGGATCTCCAAGAATTCCTTCTACGACAAAATTTGAAGTTACTAAATTTTGTGCATTTGATGGAGTAAAAAGATATTCCTTTGGCCTGATAATTTTAATATCTTCACCATACAATGCTTTAAAGAGAATTTTGAATGACTCATCAGTTCCCTTACTACTATAGAAGTCTTTTGACTGTTTTATGAATTTATTTTCATCTAAACCAGAGAACAAACTTCTATTTGAAAGTCCTGGAAGTAACTGAACTTTAGTTTTCTTGAGAAATTCCTTTAAGAATAAACAAGTTAAATTCTCTATAGTTGCAGATGCTTTATGATCAGCAGATTCTGTAGAATTAAATACAAGATTCTCTGAATTTGCAGTTTCTTTGTATGAAGAGATTCCAACAAAACCCCTTATACATCCTGTAAAAGAAAATTGCGTTTTTCCAGTATATGTAATAATTTCATCATCTATTTTTAAAAGTCCATAAGTATCAGGAAACTTTTGAGTTCCTTCAGGAGACTTTGCTACGTCAACATTGATGGTTGTTGCAAATTCATCAATATCTGCAGATAAAACTACAGTATGGTTTGTATTTGCTTGCTCATCAAGTTTAATATATTGATCTATATTTTGAATTAAATCAATAGGAGCACTCTTAAACTCCTGCGACAAATAATATTGTTTTAAAAATTCTGAGATAAGCGGGAAGTCATTCGCAACATAAGTTGGAACTTGGCTCTTTACAATATTGCTGAATTGAATTCTTTTTTCTGTCATTTTGCTATATCTCTAAATTAGTATCCGCCGCCGGAAGAAGATGAAGATCCTGAAGATGAAATTTGTGAAGTACTTACTACAGATCCACCAAAAGAACTATTTGTTGTAGTTGCTGGTGTGGTAGAAGCAGAGGCTTCCGTTGATGCTGGTCCTCCAACACGAACTAAATTGCCATTTGCATAAGAAGAAGTAACTATGTAATTAGATGCCGATGGGTCAATTCCAGATTCAATTTGATCTGATACCATATCAAATGTACTCTTACTAGTATCTAGTTGCAAATAAAGGTCCTGTAATCCAACAACATCATTTGAAGTTGGAGTTGCTTGTATTTCAATAATAGGTTGACCGTCTTTTATCATCCCATTTGTCAAATTGATCGCATTGATCGTAATAATGCCTTTTACGTAATCAATTGATCCAACATTTGTTCTTATAATTGTTGGATTTTGCGATCCAACAGATGGAAGACTGAATAAGAATAAAGATCCTGTTAGTCCATCGGAGTCAGGAGCATCTGAGAGGTAGACATTTCCTACAATACCAGAAACACTAAATGCTGAAGTTTTAATATTATATCCATTATCATTAATGACTTGAATTCTATTACCAAAACCAATTTGATACTCTGCAATTGCGTTTGCAGCAATTCTTAAGTCTCTCCTCATTCTAACAATTGTTATGTTTGAGGTTACTGATTCGTGGCTGTCGTCAAGAATTTTCAAGAACTTACTGTATTTAAATCTAGCACCATACTTATTTAATTCAGTAGAATTTGCGTATTTTGATGCATTGTTTTGCACAATAGTAGAAACTTCAGCAGCAGATGGTGCAAAGTTTGTGTTATAGTAAACTTTTGAACTTACTTCAACATAAAGATACTTGAGATCAAGTATTTCTGGCACAATTCCAGAAACAGCATACTTTTTAAGTTTTAGTTTAATATTTTCTTTAATTAAATTTGGTAAAAAGTCGCCAAATCTTGGTTTGATGCTAATAAAGACTTTTCCATACTGTGGAGGAACAACTTCTTCACCACCAAAAACAGAAATTGATTCAGTATCTGGATATATTCTTGAAGGGATTAAAGTTTCATAATCATCCGCAGTAACTGCTCTATTTTGAGATGCATAAATTCTTGGCGCATACTTTTTAACAGAATCAACAGATTCAATGGCACTTCCGCCTCTTGATCTAAACTCTGTAGTTATAAGAGAGATGCCAGATGCAATTGTATATTCATTTCCATCTCTTACATATGTCAATCGACCATTAAAACTAAAGTTAGACATTCCGTTTCCAGAATCTCCATTAGTTGCTATGTAATTAACAGTAATATAATTAGATTCTTCTAACTTCTTACCAAAAACACCATCTCCAAAGATTAACTCATATCTTTCATCCTCAATTTCCTGGAGATAATATACTTTGGAATCAGATCCAACATAAAAGAGACTATCTTGTAAAGAATACTTTGTAGCGGTTGTTGAGCTTTCGTTATTCTTTACCGAAACTCTAAGTAACTCAGTATCAACACCTGCATTTGGTAGGATGAACTTTTGAAATGGGTTTTGGGAGTTATATGTAAAATTCTTAGTTAAAAATGTTCCCTCATAGATGGGAATATTTGAAAATGTTGCTATATTATTGATAACAGGGACCGTAACATCATCAAGGATGCAGAAAGACCCTGACGTGCCTGCAAACGACCCGTTAGAGGACGCTACAGTGCCCTTATTCAGCGTTACAGACGCTGGGGATGGTTGTATATTACTTGTGTCAACAAAGAAGGTTATAGCGGACGTAGCTGCCTTTCTAGAGGTTGGAAGATATCCAATGTTTCGAGCTAATGAAACTACATTCTCTCTTAATGTAGCACTGTCAATAAAAACTTCGTTTGCTACCATATTAGCATTATACGAAGTAATATACGTATTGTATGCTAATACATCCAGAATTGTAGATAAGTTAGAACCTTCAAAATCATAATCCGTAAAATTGGAATTAGATCTTAAATATTCTATCAGAGAGGTTTTAACCTGCTCAAAATCTAAATTTGTGAAATTTACTAGTGGCATTTTACCTTGTTGGTAGCAATACGAATTCTAATTGTTGTGGCAGAACTTCTGCACCGATGATGTCATAGATTAATGTGACATCAAATCCATTCTCATCAATATTGGCATTTACAACCAATTTTGTAATTGAAACTCTTGGTTCAAAACGATTAATTGAATCTCTAAGCTCAGTTTCAATTTGAGATGCTGTAATGTCATCAATATTTTCAAATAATGACTCACTTATACGAGAACCAAACTCTGGATTAAAAGGTTTCTCTCCAGGAACAGTAAAAACGATATTTTTTACCGATCTTGCAATCGCATTTTCATTTTTTAAGACAATCAAGTCCTTTGTCAGAGGATTAGTCTGAAAAGTCATACTAATATCTTTAAAACCTTGACTGATCCTCTGTATGGGCACAACAATGTGGCAATTATGTATTATTTATCAAGGATTTTACTCATTTTTTATTCATATAATGGTTCAGGATCACTTTCTGTAGAAAAAATTTCTCCCTCCTGATGAAGTTTCTTCTTTTTAGGAGTCAAATCATCGTTTGAAATCTCACGAAGCATCTTTTGATGCTGTTGATTAGCTAAATTATCTAGAAAATCGTTATTTGGAGTCATTTTTTCTCTTTTTTGCTATTTATTGAGGGTCTAAATGGCGACCTTCTTGTGATTTGTACATATCTTCAGGTTTTTCTTCCTGGTTTTCACGTTCTCTTGCAGTTTTCCAGAAATATTCGTCTTCACGACCCATTCCAAGACGTTCAAAACCATTCTCAACTTGATACCACTGAGTTGAAACCTTAAAATCAGGCATTTTTGGGTCAACAGGTGTCAAACTGTTATCATAGATACGCATTCTATTGTTAGGATAGAGTGCATATTGCCCATTTTCTAGCTCAATTAGGTTATGTGATTTATGTTCTGCAGGATTTTCACTTGTTGCATAGTCAACAACTTCAGGATCTTGATGATAATTATCAATTGTACAAATATATGTACCTTTTTGAATACCAAAGTCGCGAGTATACAACTCATAATCCATAGAACCAATGAATTGCTTTGTAATTGCAACTACACCATAGTCCATACAATTCCAAAATTGTAAATTAGGTAGATCCATATCTGGATTAGGTGTCTCTGGAGCACTTACAAATGCGCTAATAGGCAATTTATCATACATTGCCGCATATTCTGGTAAATAAGTCTCAAAATAAAAAGTGCGCCCAGGTATCGACTTACACGATACCCAGACGCCTTTAACAAATTCACCATGACCAGATTGATGGTCTGTAAGATATTCTTTTCTTACCCATACTTCAACCGAGGGAAGGTTGCAAATTAGTGCTGCCATGATAAGTTAACATTGCTTTACTTATTTACCCTGCCCGCGATACTTCTTTTTTGCTTTATTACGAGAAGTCGCGGATCTTAAAGTATACTGCGAGTTTCCTTGGCGAGTTTTTTTGGGTTTGCCCTTAACATAAGTGCCGCCTTTCATCATCATAGTTCAGTACCTCAAATTACGCGAGTTTTTTCGTGACCAACCCTGATACGTGGATCACACCAAATATCAAAGCCTTCTTCCTTTGCATCAAGACAGAACGACACATCTTCGCCACACATGTCCTGTACATTACCACTCTCAAAGACTTGCATCTTAGGAGCAAACCA